CCTCCGAGGTAGAAAGTATTATTGGTTCATTTTCGTCATAGTTAAAAAGAACCCACTCGGTTAATTTAGCAACATCTCTACTAAAAATAAACTCTCTTAGCGGATTCCCACTACCCCAAATAGTTAGTGGTGTTTTATGTTCTCTCGCTAAATAACATTTATGTATTAGTGAAGGAATTACGTGACCATTTTTAATGTCATAATTATCGTTTGGACCATAAATATTAGTAGGTATGACTGATTTATAATTTAAACCGTATTGTTCTTTATATGCCCGTATTTGAACATCAACCATACGTTTTGCGTATGCGTAAGCATCATTTGAAAAATGAGGAGGTCCCATGTGTATTTTTTTTTCAGTTAATGGGTAATCTAAATTATCGGGAAACACACATGTAGATAAAAAGGCTACTAAATTTTTTACTCCGGAGATTCTAGAGGATTCAATCACATTTGTATTTATCATAATATTATCATAAAAAAAATCTCCCTTGTGATTCATATTCCCTCCTAACCCACCAACTTTACCTGCAGTGTGAATTACACTGTCAAATCTTTTTAACATTAAACGATTTACGTCATCTGTATTTTTTAGATTATATTCTTTTGATGTTGGTTTGTAATATTGTTCTCCCACAAATTCCCGACCAACTAAACCATTCCCTCCTGTTACTAAAATTTTATTTTCCATAATAGTCTAACCAATATTTAATCATTTCATCTAACATTGACTCAAACGTGTATTTTGGTTCCCAAAATAACTCCGACCTAAGTTTTGAAGAATCGCCTTTTAAGTTTTCTAACTCTTCAGGTCTAAAATGTTTTTCGTCAACTAAAACATAGTCTAAAAAATTTAACCCAAGCGAATTAAAAACATAACCACATAAATCTCTAACAGAATGTGAAATACCTGTTGAGCAAACATAATCATCTGGCTTTTCAGATTGCAACATTAACCACATTGCGTAAACGTAATCTTTTGCATGTCCCCAATCTCTAGTCGCATCTAAATTACCTATTTCCAATTTGTCTTGCAACCCAAGACTTATTCTAACAGCAGCTTTAACGACTTTATTAGTAACAAAATTGGTCCCTCGTCTAGGTGATTCATGATTAAATAAAATTCCGTTCCATATTTTCATACCATATGAGTTTCTATAATTTCTGCATATGTTATATGAAAAAACTTTAGCACAACCATATGGTGAAACTGGATTCATTGGGGTCGTCTCTCTTTGAAACCCGTCATCATCAATGGTATTACCAAACATCTCCGAAGAGGACGCTTGGTATATTTTAGAATGTGGGGAAACTAATCTAACCGCTTCCAATAAGTTTAAAGTACCAATACCTGTCACATTTGCAGTATATAATGGTTGGTCAAAACTTATTCTAACGTGTGATTGTGCTGCCAAATTATATACCTCATCAGGTTGTACTTTAGATATGACTCTTACTAAAGATGCCATATCACTTAAATCGGCATATTCTAAATTTACTAAATTATTTTCCCGTAAGTGCTCAATTCTACTGGATTGTGTTTCAGAAACCGAGTTACGTTTAACTGTACCCCAAACCTCATAGTTTTTACTTATTAATAATTCGGCTAAGTAAGAGCCGTCCTGACCATTTATGCCAGTTATTAGTGCTTTTTTCATATAATTTTATTTACTCCTATCAAAATACTCTTTCCAGTAATTATAAGTTTTATAGTCGTTAGGTGTTCCCCAACATATATAATCCTCAACTTCAAAAACTTTAACAGTAAGACCATCTTTAATGTTTTGATTTAATACGTCATCAACATAGAACTCATTATTTGTACGTATATTTTCTTTAATATTTTTTTGTAATCCTTCTAAAAAATACTTCGCCTTTCTAAAAAACATAGTTCCTATTATCGCATGAGTTTTTAGTGGGTCATCATAAATAAATTTTTTACAAGATACGTGTTCTATATTATTATCGGAATTAACCTTTAACCACGCATAGGCATTAGGGTTCACCTTACTTGTTTGGTTATTCCTAAATGACCATACTAAAACATCTATTGATTCATCCATCAATAATTCTTGACACATTTTGGTGTCGTAGTATATTCCATTATCACATGCGGAAATGAGTATCGGTTTGTTTTCATCAAAATCTTTTAGACCTATTTCACAGGTACATGCTTGACCTTCAGTTAATGTATCTATCCGAATAATTTTTGAGTCAAAATGTTTTTTTATAACCTCATCTATACCATATTCATTAATGTGTTCATTTTTTACTATGAAGATTTTATCATTACATAATGGTAAATCGTTGACGGCATTAATCACCATAGGAACTCCATTAACATCTAATAATGGTTTTGGTAATGTGTATTTTTCTTCTTTGAATCTACTACCGTCTCCGGCCATTGGTAATACCAGTGTTGTGTCTTTTGGGGTGTTAACTGTTTTCATTTTTGGTTTTTTAAAAAAATTAGACCATTTTTTATAAACCTCTAAATCATAAGGAGTTCCCCACTGCAGCATTTTATCTATTTCAAAAACACCAACTTTTAAACCATCCTGTATTAATAAATTATATACTAAACTTATATAATACTCACCATTAACATTTATATCTAAATCAATTAAATCTTTGAAGTATTTTTTAACCATTGAGCCTGATTTAAAATAATACGTGCCATTTGATGCATACTCATTCATTTTATTATCGGTGAATGGTCGTTTTTCTCGTATTTCTTTTACGTAGTCACCATCCATTTTTGAAAATGCGTAATTATCTGAACCTAACATATGAGGATGAAATCCAATGTATGAGGGTATTAACCCATCATAATTATCTTTTTCTTTTAAAAATTTTTTAAAATCCCAAACACTACTATAGTCACAATAACTAAAAATTACTTCTTCATTATCATCAATATGGTCAAATACTTTTGAAACTGCATAGACTGGTCCCTTTTTCATATTATCAGGAACTTCAATAATATTTGAATTAGGGGCTATTTTATTTAAAATTTTCCTCATATTTGTGTCCCTTAAATGTGTTTGATTGCATATAAAAGAAAGTTTTTCAATACCTGGAAATAATCCTACTACGTGTTCAATAATTGGTTTACCGTCTACTTCAATAAGTGGTTTGGGTGTGTCATATCCATAATCGATAAATCTTTTTCCTATCCCCGACATGGGGATAATTAGGTGTATATTATTTTTCATTTTTTTAATTTTGTTTTTTAAAATAAAAAGTTCCAATTCTGTAGTCTCGGTTCATCCATCATTTTCCATGCATAATCTAAATTAAACCCTTCCCAATTTCTGTTTCTAAGATAAACATAAAAATTTATTATTTTATTGTATTTAAAAATACCTTTATATTGTGAATGATAGAAAAAATTTACATTATTACCTTCTATAAAATGAATACTTTCTGCGTTTTCAACTAATGACATAAGATAACCTATACAAGGAGATGCGTGACTAATATTTATGATTGGGTAATTGTTATTAATTCTATTTTGAACTACCTGTGCTCCCCCTACTGGATTATTTACAATATTATATTTATCCCCTAATTGTAAACCATGTCTCTCCAATACAATTTTAGAAAATTGCATTTCATGTTCTATGTTTCTATAATAATTAAAATAATTCATCCTTACATTATTGTTTAATCCAATTAATTTATAATAAAATAAATGATTTACTTCAACATTTTGATTTGGTAAATGAGTATTGGGGTTTGTTTGATGCTCAACTGGAATATTTAAAGAGTTATATAACGGATTTAAATCATTAAAATAAAAACTTTTATCTATTTTTGTTTCTTTATAAAAATCAGTTTTTGCTGATTGCCAATCTCCTGTTGACATATTAATAATATCGTATTCTCCATATTGTGAATTATTTATTAATTCATCAGCATTAACTGTAATAAAAATTCTATGATTAAACAAAGGGTCAAACCTAAAATAATGATTATAGTAGTTAGGAACCGCATAATTTTCTCTTTCAACTTTAATGTAAAAGTAAACTTTTTTATAATACGATAATAGATAATAAACCATACTAATTGCAGACAAAACATCACCAAAAGCGTGGTTTGGGGGAATTAAAATAACATTATTTCTCATGTGTAAAATTTATATAAATCTGGATTTTCTAAAAACTCATTAAGTCTTAAATCGTCATAATAGTTACAATTTTCTACTATATATGTGATTCTATTGCTATTTTTTGTTGTTCATTTGAAAACTCATTATCTCCCCTGTTTCTATTGTTACTACCACCACTTTTAAAACATTCACCACTAACTACTATTAAAATTTTTTTCATTTTAAAGTTATAGTGTTAACAAAATCGGTACATATCGCGTAAGGTTTATTGTTTTTATAGTTCATAATATCATCTTTAGATAAAAGAGGAATTATGCATTTATCATTTATTCCTGATGTTAAATCATGAATCCATAGATATTTATGACTTGTACAAACGTAAGGTTCAGATGAATGGCAAAAATATTTAAAATCATCATCTAATGAAGCTAACATAAGTGCGGATTCCATATCTTTACAATGAAACCATAATTTTTCTTTTCTTAAACGCATCCATAACAATTCAATTTTATATTGAGGTTCGTCATGACCTAACCAAAACTCATTATTAATAACCCTTAAGTCAATTTCAACCTCATATCCGAGTTGTATTGCCGAATCAATATACGATGGTCTATTTTCTTTTTTTGGTATAGGTCCGTTTATGTTTCCTCTGTGAGATATAATTTTCATATTTCTTCAATTCTTAGTGTTTTATCATCTACAAAGACATCATAATATGGTTTATCGACCCTTAATTCATGAAACTTGGCACCCCACATATTTAATTGATTATATGTTAAATCATACCAGTTTAATTGTTTTCTACTACCTCTAGCGGTCCAGTAAACTATAGTATGTCCCTGTTCGTATAGATTATTTATTTTTTCAATATTTTCATAGATTGGAGTTGAGTTTTCATACTTCCTATCCTCAGACGTTTTACAAATAGTCTCATCTATGTCAACATATATTACTTTTAAATTCATATTATTGTTATATTTTCATTTATATCTCCGATTAAATTATTAAAATCAGAAAGGTATCTTTTTATTTCCATTGGGTTATTATTTTGATTTATGCCCATATATTCCAAATAATCCATTTCATAACTAACGCCTCCATCAATTGTACAATTATATAAATGTCCAATATTATTATTTGTAAATCTTGATATTGTATGTATCTTAAATTTTAAGTTTGGGTATTTTTCTTTTATAATATTTTCTAATTCATAAGGTACTGAATTATAACGAACTAAAACAAAATCAATAAAATTATTACCATTTAAATAGTTTCTAAAACTTTCTATTCTTTTACTATATCTTTCTATAAAATTTTTAAAATCATTTTCAACAAAATGATAAGGACTAGACCAAGTTTCATTTAAATAAAGATTGCCATGATATGGAGATTCGTGATTAAATACAAAATTATAATATGTATTATAAACCCATAATTCATCATCTTTTTGATTTGGTATATGTTTGTTCATTTTAGGCGCCGGACGTAGTTCTATATATTTGGGGTCACAAAAATGTTTAAAGTCGTCCTTAATACATTCACAAAGACCTACATAATTTGATATCATCATATCAAATGGACAAGTGTTATATCCATCAGATTTATTTTTTCGTAATCCAATTGACAACGCTTCTTGGGCTGCGGAGCAATTCCAACCTAAACTTATTCCTTCTCTATTCATAATAATGATTTTCTATATTTTTCTTTTTCGTCATCTAACAAACTATTTATGTCTTGTTTTCTAAGAAAATTTATTTTAGGTGAACTTAGAAAAATTTCTGCAGACTTTTCACAAATGTCTGAAATTATCGTACACTCTTCAATTGTAGAACCACATGCGATAATGCCGTGATTTTGAAGTAAAATTAATTTAGGAAATGTATTATTTTCATTAATAAATTCTGTGACATATTTTTTAATAAATTTCGTTAGTTCATCCCCTGGTTTTGCATAAGGAACTATACATGATTTTTCCCCATTAAAAATAACTTGGTCAGGAAATATGCGTTCATTGGCAAATTCTAAAATTTTATCACTTGATAGTATTGAAACTGTCTTACTGGGGTGTGTATGGGAAATAAAATTTATATTTTCATAAGTAAGTAAAAAGGTATGAAATCCTAACTCCATACTACCTTTTTTTTTAAAATTATTTAACTGATTACCATTAAAGTCATATTTTACTAAATCATTTAAACCTAACTCATAAAGATGGCTACCGCTTGCCTTTATGTAGAAAAAATCACCATCTTTTCCTGACACATTACCCTCCATACCAACACAATACTTACTTATTTGATTAGATAAGTTGATAAGTTTTTTAATAGTATTATTTTTGAATAACTTCATTTTAAGAAAAATAAGATAAAAAAATTAAACAGTAAAGTTGAGATGAAAAATAAGATATAGTATTATGTCGTAAAAACTATTTGTTTTGTTATTAGTTAAAAAACCTCCGTCTTTAACGTTTAGTTCCGTGTACTCGTCAAAAATTATACTTATAAAATTATTATTTTTTTTAAATCTATACTCAATATTTAAATCTTCAAGGTCTTTTAAAACGGTTTTTAGGTTTTTACAGTTTTCTCCTATTGAAATTTCTAAACTTAAGGATTCTTTATTATTTAAATTAGTGTAATCTATTTCATCTTTACTAAAAAAACGTACTACAAGGTCGGCATTTTCTCTTTGAGGTTTTATAAACATATTGAAGTCTTTCTGTCTTTTTTCGATACTTTCCAATACTTTATCGATACTATATCCTCTTTCTAATACGTCACGTTTAACTTTCCATTTTTTTTTCAACTCATTATCAGTGTCCATGAAAATTTTTAAATCATAAAGATTATTATCCCCATACAAACTATGTAATCCACAAACTATGAGATTATCCGATGGGTTAATTAATTGCTTTTCAGTAAACTTTCCACTGTGATGGTCGTAATCTACTTGATAAATTTCATTACCTAATTTTAAATTAAAAATATCTTCTTCCATTTTGGTGATGTAATTTGCTTTTGGGTTTAAATGAGTTGTTTGCTCCCAATTTTTATTATGACGCTCCCATTTATGATACCTATCACATTCTAAAGTGAAAGAATTATTATAACAATTTTTTAATAGTGTGCTTAATGTAGATTTTCCTGAGCCTGAATCGCCGCAAATTGCAAAAATATTACACTTAGACAATAAGAAGTTATATTTAATGTCTATTTGTTTGAAACAAATATTATTATTTGTTAAATATTCAAATAACGATGTTTCAGATACAGGTAAAAATTTATTACCATAAAATTCATAAATATCAAAATATTTATTCATTATTTTTGACCTACCAAATGCGAGAGCATCACAAAGGTATCCATCGTCAGAATTAGTAAGTCTGGTTTTATCCATTTTAGCATCTAAAGGTAGATATACAATATCATCCTCAATTAAGATGCCAAATAGATTCTTAGTTAGAATGTTTAAATCTAATCGGTAACGTATTACTAAATCATAATCGGTTGATTCCGATTCTCGGATAGATTTTATTTCATTTAGTTTATACAACTTAGCCCAAAGATTTATTACATTATTAATTCTATTGTCATCAACATATAATTGGTTATTTTCAACAATAGTGGTTATTGGGTTGAGCCCTTCCACTATTTTTTGAATATCCGAATCCTCTATTTGATTTAGGTATTTATCCTCAATATTTTCACTTTTTGTAATGTGTAAATATACATCAACATTGTCAAATTTTTTAATTATCTCATTCTGTATAAACTCAATACTTGTTTCATAATTTCTTATATAACCGGCAATTAATAGTGCAACTTTCATATGTTAAAGTGATTTAAACAAATTTTTATTTTTATATTTCATATCATTTAATATATCTAAAAGTTTTGGGTCATTGAATATTTTATCATAATAAAAATCATAGTTATCAATTACTTCTTTAGTTTTACTTGGTATATCGTCGTAATTGGCCCAAATGATATATTGATTGTATGGTATTTTTTCTTTTAATGGAACATCTTCACTAACAATGATAACACCATTAAGTAATGCTGGTAAAACACGTAATTCTTCAAAAGTATGATGGTGGTCTGTCTGATGTACGTTTACCATTATTTTTGTTTTATTATATAAGTCTAATAAACATTCATTTGAAAAACAGTCACCTACCGTGGTATTATCAATACCTAACTTACTCATTTGTGTTAAAGTGCTTATTCTCCTAAAGTTAGATTTTGAATCAAATAATGTAATTACTTTAGTTTTATCACCACTAAAATTGAGTTGGTATAAAATAGGAGGTACGTAAATTACTTTTGATAAAAAGTTTTGGAATTTACCGCAAGACCTAATGTTCTCAACATTAGGCAAACTATACTCAATAATATAGTCTAATGAATTAAGATAGTTAAATTTATCAATACGTACTAAATAAACCCCATCTGAATTTTTTACATTACCATATATTATATCATTAACAGACCTACCCCCTTCTTTTACTAAGGTATGTTCACATTGTATGTCAATCTTTATTGTTTTATTATTATTTTTAAAGTCAAAATAATAATCACCAAAGATAATGTTTATGTCCTCAGTACTACTATTTAACCAATTTTTTAACAAACCAACTATGTAGTTATAATACTCTCTAGTATGTATAACCTGAGTATCTGTGTAATATAAAAAACTGTTATTAATTTTTTCAATAATCATCTATCTACTGTTTGTTCCGTTTTTTGTTGGGCTCTTTTAACAAAAAAAGTTTTTATATTTTCATCAAAAGGATTAACTGAGTGACAATCATATTTAGGGTTTGGATTCGGTATATTATTCCACACGTCCCCTAAGTGCCGTATATCGCCATCAATATCATAATTTTTATGGTCATTTAATTCCCATAAAATTCTAGCCAAATATCTTTCCGCAGCACAACTTTCAGTTCTATTTGTTATTACTATTTGTTTAAAATAATCATATAACTGTTCAGTTTTTGAGGATGATATAATAAAACTACAACACCAACAAAAAGTACATTTGTCTAAATTATCTAGTAATCCTAATTTTGATAGTACCTCATTTGATATACCTTGTAACATACCATCTTGGAAGTATGAATTTATAGTACAGGCCTTAACGTTTTCATTATGGAGTTCCTTGAAATCTAATTTATTTTTCAATATGAACGTGTCTTGTGTTAAAACAATGTATGAATAATCATTAATTAATGAATTATCCAGAAGGTATTTTAAACCAACTTGATATGCGCCAATTTCAAATTTACACTCTATATTATTATCTAATAATATCACATTTTTATATTTTCTTAAATTTACAAAAATGTCTTCTTTGTGGTTTGAGTTATTATCGACAAAAATTATAAGAGAGTCTTCATAAAATTTTTGTATGGTTTGTACATAATATTCACTATATGACTCATAACCTCTAAAATATTTATGAGCAATGATAAAAATTGGTTTATTTAAATTTTTAATTACATCCATTTACTTGAATTTTTTAAATTATATTTATTTACTATTT